TACAAGGCGACAACAGCGCAAATCGCAGCAGAGGTAGAAAAAGCTAGCCTTGCTGCCACTTCAGCTCAGCAAAAAGTCAAAGAGGTAGAAGCGGTTGTACGTCTTGCAGCAGCGCAGGGCACAGCCAATGCTGAGCACTACAAAGCGCTTGAGGCGATCAAAGAAGCTGCAGGATTGGCAGATATCCAGGCTGGAACGGTCGCAGAGGTTGCAAAGCAGCAAGAGCGTGCAGCGCGTGCTGTACGGGATGGCGCCATTGCCACGGCTGATGCGGCTTATCAGCAAAACATCGTTGCTAAATCCACTGGCAGTGCAGCAGCGGCATCTGGGACGTTTGCATCCAATATGGAACGCGCCGCCGCAGCAGCGCAGAAAGCCTCTGCAGCAACATCCGGCGCTGTAGTAGGCATGAGTAGCGCCAAGGCAGTTGGTGTGCAATATGACTTTGGCCCTGCTGGACAGAATGCAGCATTTAAAGCTGCCTATGAATCTGCGCTAGGCAGGTTGCAGCAAGACCTAGCAAAAACATTCATCAGCGTTGAAGATTCACAGCGCCGCTTGAATGATCTCAATAAGCAATTCTTTGAAGCAGCATCATCGTATAACAAGCAATACTGGCAAGAGAACCGCAAGAACATGGAAGAGGCATGGTTTAAAGGCGGCGGTGGTGCACTGCCTGGCTTGTCTAGCTCCAGCCGGCTTTCTACGATGGGCACTACGCAGTTTGGTGTTAGCAATGTAGCGCCGCAAGTCAATATCAGCACCGGACCTGTAATGCAGATGGATGGCCGCAATTATGTGACCGTCAACGACCTGCAGCAGGCGACCACTACTGCAGCACGTCAAGGCGCTAACCTTGCATTGAGTCAGCTGCAGAATAGTCCTTCTGTCCGCCGGTCGATTGGTGTTGCACGATGACGATTGGCATTGCTGCGTTTATCACATTTCGTGAGTCAAACTATACGACCGTTGTTGCGCGGTATCAAAGCTATTGGCCTGGACAGACTGTAGATGACCACACGTTCTATCCATTCAATACGAATGCAATTGTATCAAATGCATCTGGCGGTCAAGAAAGTATTAGCGTAGAGTTTGCCGTTAGCAATACGATTACCTCAATCGTTGAAGCTGGCATAGCCGATAGCCATTTTGTCGAATTGGCGTTTTATCAATTCACTCCTACAACCAGCGGTGCGCCGCCGACAAGCAAAACGCTATTTGCCAGTTTCATTGGCGAGCTGGTCAGTGCCACGCAGAATGAGACGACGATCACCATCCAAGTAGGATCAACGCTGAACCCAGTAGAAGCGCAGGCGCCGCCGCGTAAATTTACAACTACGCTGATTGGAGAGCCGCCCAAGATATGACCAGTAATCCAAGCTATATCGCACCGCAGAGCGCATCGGCGCCGATTACCACCAACCTGCGCAAAGATGAGCTTGCGGCATTGCTCACGGTTGATAAGGATGCAACTGGACAGCAGCGAATCATTGCAACTGGCAACTCTATCCCGCTGGTATTTTGCCGACAGACGGGTGGCATAGGCGGCGCATGGGTCACGCCACCAGCTGCAAGGTATGGCGTTGAGGAGAATGCCAATACAGGCGACTATTTTGCGTTTGGTTTAGTAATTAGCGACGGACGGATCCCTGCTATTGGCACGGCTGACATCTGGAAGGGTCCGATTCGATGTAATACGCTGTCAGAATTTGGCGCCACCAACGCTTACGGCAGTATGCCGAGCAGTAGCTATGACTATACGCTGACATCAGTTGGACCAGATACGCCAGCAACGTCTACGACAACGACAGAGCGCCTTAGTTTTGCAAATAGCAATGTCTCCTACAGTTTCAACGGTCAATCTTATACGATTACCGTAAATGGCTGTACTAGTTTTTCTTTTACTAACTCCAAAATTTCCAACAGTCCTACTAGCTCTGCAAATTACGTCCACAAATGGATAGCAACGACCAATGGCTCGGCATATGCGAACAGCGGAGCGTCTGAAACCACCAATTACAGCGATAGCTTCTCTTTTTCAACTCCGACGAATTTTGCGATTACTTTTACGACGGCATTTGCTAATTATTGGCCGCAGCCAGCATATCTTGTATTCTCTGAGTTGAGCTATAACTACACGGTAACAACAACAATTACAACCCCGTTTGTCCCTGGCGCTGTAACCAACCTGCCGCTATACGCCGGAGCAGGCGGCACATTTGCTGGGATGAGCACATTGGCAGTCAGAGGGCGATACGCAGTAGACGCTGAAACTGGCATTTATAAGCAGCAGATCCGCTGTTTTGTGCGTAATGGCGTGCAGGTTGATCGGGTGCTGGGTGGGAATGGCAGCAGCTGCAGTTTCCCGGACCTGGCATATTACCTACTAAAGAACGCAAGCAAGGTATCCACGCGACTGATTGACTTGCCATCTCTGCAAGAGGCTGAGGAGTTCAACTCAAACTATGAATTATTTTTTAATGGCGTGCTTGCTAACAGCGTCAACTTGCGCGACTACTTGGCGCGCGTGGCGCCAATGTTCTTGCTGAGGTTTGTGCAGATCAATGGCAAGTTTGGCTTGCGTCCGGTCTTGCCACTAGATGGCAGCTTTAATATCCGAACTGATGCGATTACGCCATCTTATACATTTGACGACAGCAACATCGTTGTCGGCAGTTTTCAGAAAGACTATATCAACGCCAGTGAACGCAAGCCATTCTGTGCGTTGATGACATATCGCTCGCAAACTGAATCACTCTATGGCACGCCGCAAACGGTTGAAGTGCGCTACAGCGGCACTGCGACTGACGGACCGTTTGAGCAGTACGACATGGAAGAATTCTGTACGACGCAGAGCCATGCCACTTTGGTTGGGCGTTATATCCTCGCTAGCCGCAAACATGTGACACATACGGTAAGCTTCCAAACCACGGCGCTGATTGGAGACCTAGTGCCGACCGATGTTATTCAAGTGACATGGGACTATACAAGTTCACTAGTGGCTGATGGGGCAACCACTTATTTGTATCAAGTGGACTCTGTGTCAGAAGGCGTGGATGGCGTCTTTAGAGTGGAGGCAACGCATTTCCCAACTACTGCAGCAGGCGCCAGCCAAGTTGCAATTGACACTGTTGCCGGCATCTAACCATGGCAGTTGCTGCATTCCCCGCCATTGAGCCGTCGTCGCGGTCGTGGACGCCAGGCAGTCAACCTGTGCAGTCGTTCACGGCATTATCTGGCTATGAAGCGCGCGTACTGCTTGGTCCTAATCCAATCGGCGCCACGCTTTCGCTTGGCTTTCAAAACCTGCTAGAAGCAGCATTCCTGCAGATCACCAGCCATTACGCCACAGCAAAAGGGACTTATGAAGCATTTGATTTGCCAGATGCGTTATTTGCTGGAATGACGGCTTATGACAGCGTTACGCCAACTGATTACAAGTGGCGTTATGCCAGTGCCCCAACGGTGGAATGGACAGCGCCAGGCATCGGTAATGCGTCGGTGACGCTACTTGCAGTCAAGATCTAAGATGGTGGTAACGCATAACGGTCATGGCTAAGCAGTACACCGGCATTGATGGCGCTCTGTACGTCGATGACGTGCGCGTTGCACGTGTCAGCGAGTGGAGTTTCTCGGCTAATGCTGATGTGCTGGAAACCACCAGCCTTGGCGACTTTGCTCGTGATTACGTCTACGGTGTGCAGTCGTTTACTGGTAGCGCCACGATCTTTTACTACGAAAACGCATCCAACCTGATCGAAGGTCGGACGCTGCTGACTGATGTTGTACGAACATCGCAGACGCCAACCGAGCCCACGCATGTGCTAGAGCTGCGGCTTAGTGGCGGCAGCACCAACCGCGCCGTGAAGTTTAAGTGCGCTCTTAATACCGTAGAAATCACCGCGACCACCGGCGAGATCATTCAAGCCAACGTCAGCTTTACTGTCTGTGGCGCACTAACCACCGCTAACTTAGGCTGATGGCAATCTGGATTGGCGAAGCCGGTGGCATCGCAAAAGGGACGTATGAAGCATTCGACCTGCCAGATGAATTATTTGCCGGAATGACAGATTATGCCGGCGTTACGCCAACTGATTACAAGTGGCGTTACGCCAGTGCCCCAACGGTGGAATGGACAGCGCCAGGCATCGGTAATGCGTCGGTGACGCTACTTGCGATCACGATCTAAGATGGTGGTAACGCATAACAATCATGGCTAAGCAGTACACCGGCATTGATGGCGCTCTGTACGTCGATGACGTGCGCGTTGCACGCGTCAGCGAGTGGAGTTTCTCGGCTAATGCCGATGTGCTGGAAACCACCAGCCTTGGCGACTTTGCTCGTGATTACGTCTACGGCGTTCAGTCGTTTACTGGTAGCGCCACGATCTTTTACTACGAAAACACATCCAACCTGATCGAAGGTCGGACGTTGATTACTGATGTGGTG